CGCGCCATTGACGAATAGACCGGTCGCGTTGACTGATCCTAAGCCTTCGTCCCCGCCCGTCGGCGCGCCGGCCGTGACGCCGCCGTCGCCGCCCACCACTAAATAGTTCAGGGTGTCCGGCGCGTTGTTGACCACGAATGCAGTGTCGTTAGCATTCGTTCCGGCTTGAATGACCGGGCCGTTGCTCTGACCGGTCGTATTGGGCGACGTGAAGACTGCGGAGGGATTCGCGAACGAGGCGCCCGCCGCGCCGTTGACTTGCAGCGTTACGCCGCTTGTCGGCGCGCTTATTGTCCAATTGTTCGCCTCGCTGATCGTGAACGCGTCCTCGGCCGTACCGCCGTTAAACATGTGAAATGTGTTAGAGCTTGCCGTCTGATAGAATGACCACGCGGGTTGCGATCCTTGTTGAAAAGTGATGTAAGCCCCTGTCGTAGCCCCAGGTAATGTCGCAAAGAAACCTGTACCCGTACCACCGTTAACCAATATACCCGTCGATCCTGATACGGGGGACACGGTTAGGGCTGTACCACTCGTGGGGCTAAACGTCCAATTCCCTGTCATCGTCGGGGATACCCCCTGATTCAGCGCGGGCGCCGCGTCCGAGCGCATCCACGACAACGACGATCCGTTTACTGCTGTCAGGCCGACACTTGCAGAGGGACTCGCGCCGACTGCAACGGATACCGGCGCGCCATTGACGAATAGACCGGTCGCGTTGACTGATCCTAAGCCTTCGTCCCCGCCCGTCGGCGCGCCGGCCGTGACGCCGCCGTCGCCGCCCACCACTAAATAGTTCAGGGTGTCCGGCGCGTTGTTGACCACGAATGCAGTGTCGTTAGCATTCGTTCCGGCTTGAATGACCGGGCCGTTGCTCTGACCGGTCGTATTGGGCGACGTGAAGACTGCGGAGGGATTCGCGAACGAGGCGCCCGCCGCGCCGTTGACTTGCAGCGTTACGCCGCTTGTCGGCGCGCTTATTGTCCAATTGTTCGCCTCGCTGATCGTGAACGCGTCCTCGGCCGTACCGCCGTTAAACATGTGAAATGTGTTAGAGCTTGCCGTCTGATAGAATGACCACGCGGGTTGCGATCCTTGTTGAAAAGTGATGTAAGCCCCTGTCGTAGCCCCAGGTAATGTCGCAAAGAAACCTGTACCCGTACCACCGTTAACCAATATACCCGTCGATCCTGATACGGGGGACACGGTTAGGGCTGTACCACTCGTGGGGCTAAACGTCCAATTCCCTGTCATCGTCGGGGATACCCCCTGATTCAGCGCGGGCGCCGCGTCCGAGCGCATCCACGACAACGACGATCCGTTTACTGCTGTCAGGCCGACACTTGCAGAGGGACTCGCGCCGACTGCGACCGAAGTCGCTACACCGTTTACGAATAGTCCTTGTGCATTGAGAGTACCTAAGCCTTTGTCGGCACCCGTGGGACTTCCTAAAAACATTCCTCCGTCGCCAAGCATCTGAGCGAAAGATGTTGTTTGAGAGGCATTTTTTATAGAAAATGTGAAATCGGCTGACGTCGTTCCCGACGCTATAACAAGCCCCTTTGAATTACCAGATGATAAATTGCCGAATACTTCGGCGGCGAATTGCCCGGACGCGCCGTTGGCGGTGAGTCCTACACCGCTCGCAGGCGTAAAAGCCCAATTGCCGGTATTCGTCGGCGATAATGCTTGACTCCACGCGGGCGCCGCATCCGACCGCATGAACGTGGTTGAGGTGCCGTTGACCGTTGTCAGGCCTACCGTGCCCGTAGGATTCGCTGGCCCCGCGCCTGCGGGCGCCGCCCATATACCATCTCCACGCCAAAACGTCGTGGAACTAGCCGCCGTACCGCCGTTCAAATTCGTCGTAGGCAAATTCCCGCCGACCCCGCCCACGCCCGAAGCCGCTAGATTTATCTGCGGGATGTCCGCACCGACCAGAGCGCGCAGCGCGGGTGCGCCGGTCGTGCCGTTCGGGGTCGCAAATACTTGGTTCCCGGTGAGGCCGCCGCACCACGTGAATGCGAGCGTACCCGTCGTCGTGATCGGCGACCCACTCAAGCACAACGGGGAGACGACCGAAGCCGCCACACTCGATACGCCGCCCGGAGGCGTGACCCAAGTCCCGTCGCCGCGCCAGAACGTAGTGCTTGACGCGCCCGTGCCGCTATTCAAATTTGTGACGGGTAGATTACCTGTTACGCCGCCGTTACCGGACGAGCCGAGCAATGCGGCCGGTACGTCAGCGCCGACGATCGCGCGTAAGCCGAGCGCGCCGGTCGTGCCGTTAGGTGTCGCCAAGAAACTGTTCGCCGTCTGCGCGGCCGTGAATGTAACCGCGAGCGTGCCTGTTGAAGTGATAGGCGAGCCGGTCACGGTGAACACGCTCGGCGCCGTCAGGGCTACGCTATTGACCGTGCCGCCGCCCGTGCCGGGAGGCGTTGCCCACGTGCCATCACCGCGCCAGAACGTCGTGGAGCTAGCCGAGGTACCGCTATTCTGATTCGTTACCGGCAAGTTCCCTTGCACACACGTCGAGCCCGCGCCGAGTTGTAGAGTCTGAGAGTTCCACGTGCCTGAGAGTCCGCAGCCCGGCTCGAATATATTGAACACTTGCGCGAGAGCGGCGGTCGGAACGAGCGCCGAGGCGGCGAAGAATCCGCACGCGATCGACGAGAGAATATGACGTGTCAGTTTCATGCAAGCACCCACAAGCCTAAGAATTTTGAGTATCGCAATGTGATACCGTTATTTTGCACCAGCACGATATTACCCGGCAAGCGTAGCTGATTTTGCGCGAGCGATCCGCTGTTTAAGCTGTCCAGCGTGACAGTCTGAGAGCCTGATAGATTGGTTATCACGAGGTACTGCCCGTCCTCGCCCGCTGCGACCCCTGTGATAATCACTGCGCCGCTAGGCGTGATGTCGAGAAATCCTATTGACCCGTCGAACCCTGCCGGCGAGTAATTATTGTATGTTCCGGCCGCGACGCCCAATTGCAACGCGCCTACGGGATCAGGCGTCAGTGAGGACCAGCCCGTACCGCCCGTGTCAGGATTACTCATGTTACCCGCGATAAAATTTAACCAGTAGCCGAAGCCTGACGCTTTAGTCAATAGCGCGTTAGCCGCATAGCCTCCGATTGCGGCTTGCGTGGCCGCGTCGTACATAAGGATAGCTTGCCCGGCCTGCATTGACAGCCCGTATTGCGACATCATGTAGAATAGGCCGTTGATATCCTTGCCGCTCGGGGGTACGCCGCCTGCGGTAATCGGCTGGAAATTGATCACTGGGAATCCCGTGTCGAATGAGGCGAGGTTAGGCGCCGACGGCCCGGGCGTCGCATTCGGAACGGGTAAATTTATTGTCGCGGCTGTCGCGTTCTTTGCGAACAGTTCCGTGATTTTGTATACGATCGTGACGCCAGACATAGCTAATTCCCCGCCGCGATATACGTATACGATTCGGTTACGCCGACGTTCGCGTTAAAACCGAACCGGTCGAACGCCGTGACGGCGAACGTCGCAGTAGCTCCGTTAGGAGTCAACGCGACGGAAACGCATGACGCGGGGAACGGCGTCGCAAAATTGACCCGATTAGCCCCATTCACCATCGACGCCTGCGCCGCACGGATCTGCGGTAAGCCTTGCGCCGGCAATTGCGCTACGAGATTGGCCAACGATATCTTGAGCAAATTACCTGTACCGTCGTCCACGTACACGTTTGTAATCGCCGGATTCGTTGCCGCCTCACTGCTATTAAACACCGTCGCGAGTACGGCACCGGTATTCGTACGCTCTACGAGCGACAGGGGGGAGGGAGCTTGCGAGATAGGCACTGATAACGGCGCGACACTTGGGTAAATGTTGCCGTCGCCGATCCCGTATACACCCGTGGGTGAGGCGAACCCGCCTTGCGGTACGGCCACACTTGCGAGGTTCGAAGGGGTCTGCACAGACATGGCAAACGCGCCTATCGTGGCATTCACGAACAGCCATCGTTGCGACGCTCCAGCCGGCAGGTTCACGGTCAAATTTGATGTCAGGGTGCCTGAGAGGACAATTACTGGGTATTTCGACTGCGCCCCGGTGAGGGTTAGCGTACCCCCCGTCAATGCAGTGACTCCGGTCACTCCGTTTGCTGCCAACGGAGCCCACCCTGTGTTAGTCGTCGTATCAGGGTTTGACGTGTTTCCCGCTACCGTGTTTAGCCACAATGCCGCGCCGCCCGCGTCCGGGACAGAGCCTAGGATTGCGCCTTTAGCGTACCCGCCGATTGCCGCGGCTAAAGCGGCATTGAATGGGTAAGGCTGTCCACACTGTAAGAAAAACGTGTGCCCGCTGAGCAAGTTTAGAAACCCGTTCATGTCCTGCCCGAGAGGCGGCAAGCCCCCGGCAAGTTCGCTTGTCATCGTGATAGGAGGAAACCCTTGTTGCACACTGGCCGCGACCGTACCTGTAGGTGCGTCGGGTATCGGGCTGGTAATAAATCCAGACGTTGCGTCCGAGGCGATCGGCTCAAGTAGAATTTGCGGAGTGGGAGCGCCTGACATGCTGCGGGTACCTTACGTGCTTACGTGCTTACGTGCTTTTACGATGCGAAAACGCCAAAACCGAATGTAACCACGCCTAGGCCCATTTCGGAAAAACCGAAAAACCCAGTAACGACCGGGACTACTGAGATTTTAGTCTGTACGCCGCCGCCATGCGGTAGCACACCACTAAATGACAGGATAGCAAATTCGATGCTACTTAGCGAAAATTCAAAGACGTACGTCATGGTCATGTCGCGCCCGTCTATGGTATAGGCGCGTCCCCGGCCGGGAAATAAGTTCGTAACCAATTGATTAAGCGCGGGCGCCGTCGTGGCTGCGATGTTCGCTAGGGCTTTTGCCAGTACGAGCGTTCGATACGCCGTATCGTTTAGAGAGAAGCTGCCCGTGCTGACCTGTCCAGCAAAGAACGGGCCGCCCGTACCAGGGGCGTTCACGCTGCCGAACGTCTGCCAATCCGCGGGCACGTCGGCTGTCTGAAACCCGAATGAACCTTGCGTGCCTGGGATTGGGATCACGCGCGAGACGCCCACGATGCGCCCGAGAATGTCTAGGCCGAAGCCTTGCGCCGTGTCCACATCCCATACGAACGAAAGGAACTGATCGAAATTAGCAGACGGATCAAGGTATTGGTTGAAATTCGAGAGTAATTGCGTGAGTGACGGTGAATTAGCGTATTGGCTAATAATCGTCTGTTCGAGGTTTTGCACGGTCGCTAGACCAGGTTGACGACGACGTTCCCGAGCGTCGGCTGTTGGTTAATGCCAATTTGCTGCGCGGTCGATCCGGACCCAGTAATCGCTTCTGGCGCTCCGACCGTGGCCGTCGCGTTCGCGGACATCTGATATGTACCGATACCCCCCTGCGTACCCGTCAACTGCTGCACAATCGTCGTCCCTGCCGGGATATTGACTCCTGAGACGGCCGTAGAGGGCGTCAGGGACCCCGTGGACGCCGTAGTGATCGTCAGGACATTAGTCCCTCCCACAAGTGTTCCTAAGCCCGTAAACGCCGTCCCTAAGAATATCGATAGAACTTGCACGGGCACGCCCGGACCCTCGCACGAGGCGACCGGCCCGTAGAATGCCGCGGCAAGCAACAGCGACCCGATGCGCACTCGCGCCCCGCTCGTCCGCGCCGTGACGCCGTTCGGAAGCAACGCGCCGACCACACCGTTAAATTGTGCGGCAACCGCGGCCGTCACGTCGGCGACGATCGTAGAGGGGAGCGCGCCGGAATTCTTGATATTAATTATCAGGTTGTACGCGACGGCCGGGGGCGTCTCAAACGTAATATTGTACGCAGGTTGCGGGAAACTGTAGCCGCTGGTATCGGTGACGACCACGGTCGTATTTCCGTTCATCTGACAGCCAAGGTCTTTTTTCGTCCATATCGCTCGAGCGACCGCCGACGCGAGGCCTCCGGTCACGGCCACGTAAACCGAGTGCGCCGACACGGAAAACGCCGTCGGGTTCGGGATGGCCGCGCCCCCTGTACCGATTACGGCTCCCGTTGTCGCAGAGTCCGTGACGTTCTCGACCGCAAACCCATCGATCACGCCTGGCACGTCGAAGACAGCTGCGTAAATCGATGGCAGCGACCCATGGGCATTGAGCGCTACAGATTGATCGCGTCGCGTGCGAAATTCCGCGGCCGTCTCGACGTTCGAGCCGACCACGCCGGGCGCGGGGTTATTGATCGTGTCCCATCCCGGGATAGCTTGAAAAATCGACGTGAGCGTATTCGCGGGGCACGCTACGGGCCCAATCGTGGTGTTAGCGAACGGCAAAGTGATATTGCCCGATACAGGGATAACCCCCGCCTGAGTGCATAGGTACAGGTTGCCGGACGTGTCTTGTGCTTGTGCGCCGACAGGTATAACAGTCCCGAGCGCGCCCACGCAAACGCACTGCACAACCGTGGGATTACCCGGGTTGCGGTTCAAAAAATAGATACGGGCGATGGCGTCTTGGAATGCGCCGTCGTTTGTGTCGGGATCGACTTGCGAGACGAACTTAGCAAACTGATCGTTATTGTCACTCACGATCGCTGACAAGCTCGACGCAATTTGCCCTTGCGGAGTGTTGAGCGCCGGATTGAGCTTGTTGCCGAATGCAGCGTTTATATCCGACTGCGCGCCCGCCAGAATCGCAGACTCTTGCGGGAGAACTAGCCCTGTGTCGGTGAACTGGATTGAGGGTACGGCCGTGCCAGACATTAGAAATTCACCGCGCCGTTCTGGCCGTTTGAGTCTTTAAAAAGGACCTGACCGGTAACTGTACCATTTTGGAAGCTAGTTATGGTGCAAGTCGCGCTGACCACGCCGGGCACCGTGCGCGCCGCCGCGACCATTTGGGCGTTAAACACGCTCGCCGGGGGCGTCTTACCTAGGATTTGCTGAAAATACGGAATGCCGAGCGTCTCGTCATACCACACTTCGCCGAGAAAGGTTTTGATCGCGGACGCCACGTCCTGAGCGAGCGCATAAGGGGGGTCCGCAACAGCTATATTACCGTTCGCGTCGACCACGAGGTCCCATAGGTCAGTCGAGAGTAAAAGCGTGGAGAATTGCTGCGTCATATCACGGGCCCTGTGGGACTACCAGGCGAGGCGGATATGTGAGTATGAGGCAAGTACGGTTTGCCGTCGATAACCGTCCCACCGCCCTCTATGTTAACCACGGGAGCGTTTACGGTCGCGCTTGAAGACGCCTGCACGTTGACGGTAGGAGCCTGCACCGTGACGAGGGTCGGGCTGACAATTGAGATACCGGAGGGCGTGAAGACTACGTATTGATTTGGCGTCAGGTTGAGAATTCCGCCGATGTATATCCCGTCCGCCCAATTGAATTGACGGAACGACCCCGGGTTAGCTCGCGCACGGGAGTTGACCACGTGGGTTATGTCGCGCTGCGAGAATACCACTACACCGATGTCGCCGGGCTGGGGGTCCAAAATTATCGCACTATTGCCCCCTTGCATTCGGGAGTACGGTAGCTTAGAAATTATCCCGTGTGGGACGGCGACGCGGGCGCCGGTCATTTGATTGATAAGCGGCTGCACGTCGACAGTCCCGGCCGGTACTATGCCGCCCGCGTTCGTGCACGCCATAACCTGCACGATGCTACACGTGTTGACTTTCGCCAGAATCTGTTGCACGGCAAATACGAGGGTGTTGTAATCGTCGCCCTCGACTTGCGGGGTTTGCGTTCCGAAGACCGCGGCGTCTGGTGTACTCATGACTGCGGCGGACTCTGCGAGGGGGCGTACAACAAGAGGTCCGTAAACCACGCACCGTCAAATTTCACCGCATCGAGTCGATGCACCATCTGCCCAATCATCCACGAGCCATTTGCGCGGCTGTTGAGCGTCTTGGACGTGTTGAGATTTAAGTCAATCACCACGTCTGAGCCTGAGATAGTGAGGGGCCCGCCGAATCGAAAATTCGGGTTATACAGCGCCGTCGCACGGATGTACCCACGGGAATCGGTTGTAGGGTATCCCACGAGACCCGACTGAGGCGACAGGTTAAACGCCGGCGTACCGCGCGGCGCACCCTTCGGACATATCGCGAGAGTTTGCAGCGAGTTGACTTTTGAGCCGGGCACTACCGGCTTGCCCGTCGCGCTCGACTCCATATACGCATCCACACCGTAATGTGCAGCCACGTCCCTCAATTGCTCGGTCAGCACGCCGGGGTAATAGACCGGCCGGCCCGTTTGCGTCGTCACGCCATTATTTTCGAATCCCAAATTCATCTTCGCTGCTATCGTGGACATCACCGTAGCGACCGCAACCGACTCCGTATAACTCGTGGGCGTCGCCGGGTTCAATTGGTTGAAAAATCCCATCTGCCCGGACACTTGTAGGTATGCCTCGGGCGGGTTATATGCGATGTTCGCGAATACGATTTGCCCCGCATGCACCGTGGAGAACGATACGCCGCCGTCGCTCGATGCGTCGATTTGCACCGTGTTTGGGCTGACGCCAGTCACTTCAAACGCTAGTGCGCTGATTGTGTTCATGTCCGACTGCGCCATGCCGTATATTTTAATGTCGCAGGTTGGGAACGCCGGGAACCCTGCGCTATTGATAACGGCAGTTGTTTTGAGCCCCGTGAGCGTCAATTGATTTGGCGGGTCGCCAGGTAGTCCCGCGGGAAACGTCGCGCCGTTCGACAGCGTAAATTTTACCCGTAAGAGTTTTTGCGCGAAACTCGTACCTACGGTGCTCATGTGAGACCAGCCGCCACGATTGCCGCAATATCCGCCGCTTGTAGGTATACCAGCATATACCGGCCGTCTAACCCATCAAACGTCGGGTCTGAGTCGCCTTGAGTGTCGAAAAAAAGAAAGTCGCCCACGAAGCCGAGGTACTGCCGGTCCTCGCACAGTCGCGCCCGATTGAGACAGCGCACTGTCGAGGTAAAAGGCACACCGTTGAATTGCATATCAAAATATAATCCCGTGGTCTTTTGGTACACGGCTATCAGGCAGTTCTGACCGTCGAGCGTGATCGAGAGTTGCTGCGATGGAACTGCGGCGAGAGGTACCTGTAGCATATTATGCGCCCGGCAACGCCCCGGTAGTTATATCCGTTATCACGCTCGACAGCGCGCTAGGGACGGCCACGGGTTGCACGAGGCCGCGCCCCGTCACGGGTTTCGCTCCGGGATTCTGCGCGTTCGCGGTGTTCGCAGCCGCCGCCGTGGTCGAGGAATATTGCGGCGTGACTTGCTGAATTTGGCGAAAAAACATCTCCGCTTCAGTGAAAAACGCGCCTTGCGTCTCGCGCCGGGAGAATTCTAATCGCGTCGCATTGTACCCAACGTACGTATTCTCAGGCGTCATGATGGTAAAGAGGTCGAGCGACGCCGCAACGGAGCGGCAATCCGATTCAAATTGTGTGCGGTCGTCTAAGGTAAGCCCTGTCACCATGCGGATTGGAATTTCGGCCGGTACGGTCACTTTATTAAAGTTTGAGAATTGCCCGGCCTGCACTGGGTAATCGGCGACGCGGTATTCGAACCGCGCATTGAAGTCCATGATTGACTCAGGGGATATCGCTTGATTGCCCCCTGAGTCAAAAACGCCCCACACGGGCGCTGTAGCGGCGGCCACGCGGAGAATCCCGGGCGCGGGACTCCCGGTCGTCAGAGTCGGTGCCGATATTAAAGCGCCTATCGCGCGCACCAATTGAGGGACGCCCGGGAGCATCGGCACGTTAGGGAATTGTGGGACAGATATGAACACACTAGGCATTTAAGGTGTCATCCCTGTATTTGACTGGGATGCCAGTTTGTTATCCATCGCCGAGAGTATGCCGCCGGCCACGCCGTTGGCGTCACGTGCATTCGGCGCGTTGACGTTGATCGTGCCCACGTGGAGGGTAGTATCGCCGCCGTTCGTCGTGGTACCGCCCACTGTGCCCGCACCCGGCGTGGACATAGCTCGAGAGACCTGCGCGCCGCGCCCTTCGGCGTTTTCGAATGCGACCATCGCTTGTTCTATTCTATCCCGAGTCTTGAAGTTATCCTCTAGGGCGTCGTTCACACTAAAACCGGACTTCTTAGCAACGAACGCTTTGTACTCAGGCGTGTTGTTTATTTTCTTGCCGTTCGCATCGAACTCAGGCGCGTATTTGTCGAGGATCTTAGATATGGTATTCAGGCCGTCTTTGGCGATCTTGACATGCAAATCCTCGTTTAGCGCCGCCAGTCCCGCCGCGTCGGTCTGAAAATGACGCAATGTCTTGCCGTCTTTTCCCATCAAATTGCCGGGATTGTGGTTGCCGGGACCTGCACCGACGAGGCTTTTAAATAGATCGCCGTAATACGCCGCCGCCTCACCAAATACGCCGCCTGTAAAGTCGTGAGAGTGTTCTTGCGAATCGGCGATAAAAAGCGTCGCATTGTCGAGGAATCCTGACGCTCCGGACTTTATAGTTTGCCCGACGCCCGCGCGCACGGCGCCTGCGGCCTGCGACCGATCCACGGCGGTTTGCGTCGCAAAGGCACGCGCCTGCCCGTCGGCGATGTACTTTGCCCGGTTCGGGTCTGCCATCAAATTGAAGAAACCTTCAGCCACGCCCGCGCCGCCGAGTATGTTTGCGGCGTTCACACGCCCATAACGCTTAATCGCGGCGTCCACGATTTCAGGCAACACCTGATCGAACGGGCGCGCGTTGCGGTTCTCGTCTAGGGGGTTCACACCGACGTTTTGAGCGATACGCATAAGTGGACCGGATGCATCGCCGCGGAGCTGGAATGCGCTTACTTGCTGAGATAGCGCGGCAAAGCTGGCCTTCGCGTCGTCCGCGTTGCCGCCTGCGCGCTCGACTGCGTTACCCCACGTCTGTAAACCGACGGCGGACATGCCGAGATTCTGAGAGTCGCGCCCGAGCTTAGCCGTAGCCGTAGACAGGTTGCCAAGGAAATTCACAGCGCCTTTGAGCGTCTCGAACCCAAGCACCGCGCCGCCAATGCCAAACGCTACGTCTTTGACTTTATCGCCTAGTTCCTGCGTCGACTTGCCGCGCTCTCGGTCGCGGTCCTTTCGTTCCTTTTCCTGTCGCTTTTCGCGCTCGCTTGTCCGTTGCGCACGCGAGTTATCAATGCGCTCTTGATCCTCATTCGAGACGTTGATTTTCTTTTTGACGTTTTGTACGGCCGCAACTTGCTCTTTCGCGGCTTTGTCGAATTGCTTCGCGTCGAGGCGTAGAAGGACTACAAGTTCGTCGATTAAAGTCATTTGCGCGGCGCCGCTCGCATCTTTGCGTGATTGTGGCTGTCCACGAGGATAATTTCAGCGATGTTGTACGCATCCTCAAGCCCGTAAACGTGCTGTAGTTCGAATAGCGTAGCTTTATCGGCTGACACTATCATACCGATAATCGCGGGCATATTCACGTAATCGATCAGGCCGCCGCGGGGCGCCATTCCTACGCCGTAGGCGGGGACGGGGCGGCCGGTAAAAAAGACAAATGCAGCGCGAATGCGTGCTTAAGCAAAATGAACCACGTGGACGGTTCCTCGACTTGGCACAACTGCCCTTCCCCAATCGATACCGTCACGACCGCGCCGGGCGGCTGGAACGACACGCACGCCTTGATTTCATCCATTAGAGGCAATGCGACGTGCGCCGGGACAAGGGAGAATATCTCTAACCCGAGGGTCGCCAGCGTCTCAGGGCCGCCGTTGGCCGCCTTTATGAGTGACCCCGGCTTGATGGCCGTGCCGGACTGCGAGAGAGCTAGAAGCGCCTTAGCGCACCATTGCAACGCGGCCCACGCCCCGAGTTCCGTCACGACAAAGGTTTTCCCGTGGTCGCGGTTTTTCGTCGCGATCGTCACGTGCTCAGTTTTCCGCATCGTCTCTCCCGAGTGCACCGCCCGCGGGCGGCAGAATTACATATTGGCTACCGTCACCGTGTCCCAGGTAATTTGATAGGCCTGAGGCTCTTTGACTTTTTTGTTCGGCGCCATCTGCAAATTGCGCGTCATTGAGCCGTTGCTCAACGTGTAGATTTTGCCCACGCTTGGGCTGACGATCGACCCGTCACAAGGCAAATCCTCTTGAATCGAATTCATGGCCGCTAGCCAATTGTCGAAGAAATCAATGCTTGAACTGTCCGCTTGCAAATGGATCGTTTGCTCGATCAAGAACGGCGTGTAACCGCTCGATTTGCGGCCGTCCACGCCCTTACGCACGAGTACCGGGCTACTGTCGCCGATGTCGAATGCGTCATCCGTGGCGAACCCTTGCAACTGAAATTGCGGGTTGATCCCCAATAGCGTGGCCAGGCCTTGCACGGTGATGATAAAAACGTCATTCGCAGATGTTATGGTACGACTCATATTTTTTACTCTACGTCGATGCTCGAGATATTGATTGTGCGGATGCTTCCGCCGTCGGTGTACCAAAACGTGATATTGGGCGATCCGCCCTGTCCGCGAACCACGGAACCGGGATCGAGAATTTGCAGGTACCAGCCGTCCGTTGAAAGTGTCTGATCGATCTTCGTTCCGGCTGCGATGTTTACCGCGGCCGCTTGCGACGGGCTCAATACCACACCGGGGTTGATCGAGCCGAAAGAGAGGTTTTGTCGAATCGGCCCAAGGCACGCCGAGCGAATCCCGTTGTATCCTGCCTGGGTGTACGGGAGGGACTTCACACTGGCGCGGAACGTCAGCACGGCCAATTGCAGGGCCGCATTAATAATGCGCTGGTTCGTGTACCGCTGATCGGTGCCCCACTGACCCGCTATAAAGCCGGTCTGGTAGAACTGGAAAGCCTGGTTCGCCGTCGCGTACGCGCCGTAGAAATTGTATCCATTCGCGATCAGGTTGTTTGCCGTGGTCGCGTCCGTCACGCTCGGCACGAGTCCGGCCTGAGAGAGATACGCGAACGAGGTATTGCCTTTGACCTGATTCGGATTGATCGACGCGGTTGCGCCGAGATTGAAGAAATTCAAGCCGCTGGCGTTCGGATCGTAAATCGCGATCACGCCGTCCATATTCGCCGCTTTGACGATATTGCCGAACGAAGTCGCGGCATTGGTCGACTGCGTAGGCGTAATGTCCGAGTCAGACGCGACGTATGCGTACGTGTCGTTCGTGGTCTGCACCCACGCTGCGAACGCTTGTTTGACCGCGATGACCGGTTCGACCAATGTGGTGAACTTAAACCAGTTTTGCGTCTGACTGGTAATCGTCGCCATGAGCGTGGCGGGAACCGCGATTGCCGCGCCCGGAGAAACGACGGCGCCCGCCGCCGCGGTAAGTCCGAGGCCGGTCGCCAGCGTGCTCACAGTGGCAACAGTCATAGTACTGGCCGCGCCGGTCGTGGGCGACGTAATGACGAACGCGCTCAATTGCGCATTAAATGCGACGGTCGCGGTATTCGTGGGAGCTCCCGCCTGGATACCTGTTTGAATCAGCGCTGCGGCGTTACTGAAACTGGTCGCGCTGGCGAGGTTGATTGCCGCCGAGACGGTCGAGACGCCATTAATCGACAGCGTGAGCGTACCGGAAAGAGCTTGAATCGCCGTCAGCGAGGACGCCGCGAGCGAGGCGCCGCGCACATATCCGGCGACAGCCGCCGTATTGTACTGAGCGAAGAATAGGTTACCGGGGATCGTACCCGCCCCGATAAAGCCCGCGAAATAGATATTTGCCGCAAGAGCCTCGGGCGAGTTCGCACCGAAGAAATTTTGCACCGCAGTGGCCGTTGGGAACGCGAGAACTTGTCCAATCGGAATTTGCACGCCCAAGGCGGAATTGTCGAGAATCACGCCGTTGAGGCTGAGGGGACTCCCGCCAGTGCCCAATACACCCGGTTGAACAGAAATTAATTGCGAGGCCGGGATACTGTTTGACATGGGGTATTTATTCCAAAACTGTGAACGGCGCCACGAAACGCCCTGGCCGAAGCGTGAACTAGCTCACAGTCTACATGCAACAGTCGTGCCAAGGCAAGGGGACCGGCGGACCCCAGTCCCGGCCGGTACTACGGCCCGTAGTGGGTCGTAGCGTCAATCACGCTAATATTTATACTGTCTGAAAATTCGTCGGTTGTTTGTACTGTAGGGGAGTACTGCAATTGAGCACGTACAATCCAACGGTCCAAGTATTGCGCCTCGGCCGTTATAAGCGGCGCGCGGGTCGGGTCGTCGGCGTACAGCGGCGCGCAGTTCGGCGCGAGGATCTGTACCGCGTAATCATCGCGGAACATCGTGGAAAAGATCGACGCCCAATCGCCCGATAGCGGCCCGTATAGATCCACCTGCATTTCCAGCTTTATGCCTTGCTCGCGCACGATGCCTGACGGGTCCGGTATGGTCGTGTCCCAAGTGTCCTGGTTCGTGTGGATGCGCTTTTGACTTATGATGTTCAAAATAGCGTACGGGCCGGTCGGCGTGGAAATACGGTTCTGATTGCCCTTAATCACATGCTCGGAGTCGAGAGGGATTATCCCGAGGATAAACGTCACGACAGCGGCGTAGACTTGATCGATTGTGGGGGTTACGGTAAAGGACATGTTACGGGCTCTGCAATTGAACCAGAATTTTCGTCCATCCGCCTTGTTCGACGTTCCACGGGCCATCCACGCTGACCACGAGCCATGTCGACGATGCCTGTCCTTGGAATTGCGGGAACTGCAATAGGTCGCCGCCTTGCTGATTGACGCGCACGACGCCTTGCTTGTTACCGAACATGAACACCGTGCGGAATACGCCTTGCAGGTTTAGAGTCTCGATTTGGCGCAAATCGCCGCGCGAGAGAGGCTGCACCTGACAGCGCACAGGCACGGCCGCCGCATACGTCGGCGTCACATTGCCTGAGGCGTCCGGAACGCCCGGGCCCGTCGAGGCTTGGAACTGTGCCGTGATATCAGGATTTACCGCGGGGATCACATCGCGGACGGCAGCGTGGAGGTTCAAGCGAGGGCTCCCGCCGCGTCGGCGAATATCCGTTTCGCGTCGTCGACAGTCATGTATATGACCGCTTGACCCGCGTCGTTTGCGCTACGCACGTGGACGCCCACGGTCCCGTCGGCCTCGACGTTGATCGAAATAAACGGTGGCATTGAAACGCCGGGAGCGGTGTACGCGCCTATGTTTTTTCGTGTCATTTACAAACCCTCGTATTCGTCGCGCATTAGCTCATCACCTGGTAGTTGACCGTTCGCTGCATTGTGCCGTCATCGACCAGCGGCTTATTGAAGCCCTTGATCGCCACGGTGCGCGGCGAATTGGGAGGCGACGACCAGGTTACTATAGATGCGCGAATGTCGCTTTGCATTACAGTACCGAGTGCGGCGAGCGCCTTTGCTCCGTCCATCTGATAATACGGGAGCGCCTTAGCGAATATCGCCCCCCACTCGCCGGATTTCTGCGCGATCGTAGTGCGAAAGAACGGCCGCGCTGGAGCGCGCTTCGTGCCGAATTCTTGCCAGAATGCCACAAGCGCAACAGGTAGAGGCTTGCGCGCCGTGCCGCGGATAGGATGCGTATCGGAATACCGGGCGCCTTCAAGAAATCCGACCTTTACCGCGCCGCCGCTCGCCGCCCGCGCGGCTAGAGTCGTGAGGTACGCTTGGAGTTTCTCACCTCCCGTGACGGTCGTGCTGGCCACGCTAGAGTCCGAAGCCGCCGAAGCCCTCACCCCATTGGCCGTCACCCGTGGGCAATGGAGCCACGTAAATGGCGGTACGGAATCGCGCCGTCATGGTCCAATACATCGCGCCGTACTGCGTCTGCAAATACCATTGGCTGTTTGCCGTCGCGATCATTTCGGCCGCCATCGTCACGGCGCCCTGCGTCGCTGCGTTGATCCGGCCGACCACGCCCGAGGGCGGCGAGATATTCCCAGCGCCGTCGTTCGTGCCATATAGGAGCTTGCTTACGTGCGCGGTCAGCAAATTTAGGAGCGTCTCGCGCAGCGCGGCGTTACTCACGCGACCGCCGCAACACGTGTTCGCGAGCGCCAGTGTCGCGAGTGCAAACCCTTGGTTTAGCTGCGCGCTAGAAAGTCCCGTAAATTCCGGGTACAAGGCCACGAAATCGGCCGGCACGAATTGAACGATACCGGTTACGACTGGCGTACTTGTACACGGAATTACGGGCATATTCTGTCAGCCTTTTATGCGTCTTCGCGTTCGAGCTTCGTAATCGCGTGCTTGCCGGCGCTCATTTCGTTCGGCGAACGGGCTTCCCAGCCGGTTTTACGCTGGTGATCCGCGTCGGCCATGCCTTGCGCTTCGGCCAGATTCTTGCACTTGATGACGAGTTTGTTGCGAACGATATTGCTGTCCGCGTGGTCCTTGATCCATTTATCCACGAACGCCTCTTCCACGTTCACGGTGATACCCGCGCGCAGGAACGGCGTCGACACGATCGGGGCGCCGGGGTTCTGCTCCGCGTGCTGCATCGTGACGAGGTTCGCGCCCGCGAGGGTCACGCGCCGATATTCGGCCGAGCGCGACACGCCACCTGCGGTTAACGAATAGCCGCTTTCGAGAATCAGGCCGTTCGAGAGTTTGCAGAGGACGGCGCACGTGGCCGAGCCTGAGTGTTTCGCGTTTAAAATTCCAGTAGTCATTTGAGTGTTTCCTTTACTATCAAGACGTGGTGAATCCGGCAAAGCTAGAGACTTGCGCGAGGTCGCCGGGGTTACACCCGCGCGTTACAAAAAACTTGGTCAATTCGGTGTTTGCAGTCCCGACGTTCGAGACTGCCGTACCATCGATCAGATTAGCATAAACGGGGTCGCCGCGGAAAGCGCCTGCCGGGAAGCGCAACCAAAACGCGCCTGCCGTATGAACCGTCACGCCGTAGCCCGTACGTATGTACCGCGTGCCGCACGAGACGTAGGCCGCTTCCCAGTTCACCCGGCGCGGGATGACCACGCCTATCTGATCGTGCGCGGTTACACGGGTATTCACAACGATACCCGTGGACGGATTCGCCCATCCGAAGCGACCGGCCGCGATTCCCGATTGTCCAGGCATCGTACCGGCTTGCAACATGGCGTCAATCGACGGGTAGGGCGGCCCGCCGACTTCCCAGTAGTGCGGCGTCCCATACGCGAAGGCGCCCTCGTGGGCGCCTCGTGTGAATGCACTCATTCGAGCGATTCCTTAGAAGTGCATCGAGACGACGTATGCGGGCTGGTAGTAAATGGTACCCCAAGTCCCCGAGGACTTTTTCTGGCGCCACGAACTGTCCAAGGTGATCATCGCGTGCGCGCGCTGCTTCTCAGTGAACGCGCTCGAGACGACCGGAGTGCCTTCGACTTCCGCCGGAATCAACTGAATCAACTCAGTGCCCGACGCCGACGCCGTGGAGAACTCAGGAATCGTGACAATCTTCAGGTTCCTGAAGTTTTCCTTGATCATGAAATACACGGTAAGGCCGAACGAGTTCGTCTTGCCGAAATTCATCGCGTTACCCGGGCTGATTCCCAAGGTGAACGCACTGTCCGCATTGAGCAAACCCTGAGACTGCACAACGGCTTGCTGCACCATGCGTAGGACATCGCCGTAGATGATCGTCGGGTCGGTCGCGGTCAGCCACGACTGAGTGACGGCCAGCGCCGGGGGCAACTGCGGGTCATTGATACCGCCGAAGTTCTGCAAGCCTGCGATACCGAACAGGTACGACAGGTTCTCGAATTTGCGCATGGCGAGGGCTGCGCCCATGTTCACGCCATTCGCCCAATCAATGCGGGCCTTCGCGGCGCGCGCCAATTCACGCTCGCCCCATCGAGTGAAAATCTGGTAATGGAAACTCTGACGCTGCGGCCAGATCACGTTGAACCCTGACACGCCGCCTTCGTTGTAGTCGCCATACGCGGTCGTCGTGCCGGTACGCTCGACCACGGGGAATGCCGCGGTGTCCGTGACCCAATCGCCATACTTTGTCTCGCCGTACAGTTCGGCGGCCTTGGTCGGCGCGACTTGCACGGTGATCAATTTCGGGTCGACGTAGGTCGTGAACAAGCTCAGGATGCCCGCGTTTGCGGCGGTCACAAGCTGAGGCTGCGCATCCATGGACATTTCGGTGTCCATGAATTTCAGGTCCAAAGGTCCCCTGGCGTCAAGCCCGGGCATGTACACGATGCCGTACTGTTCGGCGAGGCGGGCTTGGTCTAATGCGATTTTCATAATGGGTTGTCTCGAATGGTTCCTATGGACTCAATTCTGTATCACGGCTACCGGTTAGTACCAGGCCGTAATTTTGGCGATTTCGCCGGGGTTCGCGAAGCTCGCAACGGTGAACTGCGTCGCGATGACGCCAGCGGGAACCGTCAGGGTGCCCGAGGCGAGATTGATCGGCGCGGCGAGGATGTACGTCCCGACCAGGCCGACGCCCGTACCGAGGGCGGCAATGACCGAGCCGTTGCTCAAGATGTCGCCGACGTTGATTTCGCCCGCGCTGACCGCAGTCACGTTCAACGTGGTGCTGGTCGAGGTGACCGCTTCGGCCGCTTCGGTCGTAACCGCCGCGGAGAGGCTGTAAACCGCGCCGACAGTGCTTGCCGTGCCGCTGACAAGTCCGGTGACCGTGGTCCCGGCCGAAATGCCCGTGCCAGTCACTGTATCGCCGATCGTCAAGAGGCTGCCACCCGTGATCGTGGCGATCGTCAACTGCGCTTGTCCCGCCACGGTTCCGAGAGAGGCGGTACCGGTGAAGCCTACCGAGCCGGTGAAACTAGTCGTGCCGCTGCCCGACTGAGCCGCGCCGGTCGTTTCGTCCGCGAACACTGCCGCGCCAGGGGTCGCGCCGCCTGCAAAGCGGGCGTAGAAATCGCCGCGCGAGTACGGGGTAACCATGAAACCTTGGGGAATGACCGTCGAATTGCCAGCGAGGTACGCGGTAATGAGGGCCTGCTCCTCACGTGCCACGAAGCCGACTTCGGCGCCGGACGTGAAAGACTGCGAGAGGGTGTCGACTTCGTTACCTGCGACGCCCACGCGCTGCAAGAATGCGAAATTGCCCACGATAATGCCGCTGGCGGGGGCGACGATCTTCCCTTCACCGGCAAGCAAAGACGCGCGGGGATTCTGTGACGCAAAGTCGCCAGCGACGGCCGGGGCTTGGTTCAGGTTGACGACGTTCGGAAAATTGCTCATTTGTGCTTGTCTCTTGCGTTACTGGCGCGGGGAATTACCGACGGAGCCGGTTAAGATGGGGGAATGCTTCGTCCATAGTCTTGACGGACTTCGCGTCCGCGGCGAGGGCCGGGGCTTGCTTCGTGGCCGCCTGGTAGATCGAGCGCAACGCCGAAGCGTGGACGCCCTTATGGTCGATTTTCAGATGATCGAGCGCGGCACCGTACACGGCGTCCGCACTGTCGAATGTGGTCACGTTGCCGAGTAGCGGCTTGACTTCCTCTCGGGCGGCCGCAAGGGCGCGCTCGGCGGTAATGGCCGCGTCAACAGCCAATTTCACAGCGGCGTCCAGCGCGGCGGCAGTGCCGTCGACGGGCTTGCCGGGAGTTGCGTCGCTGGCGTCGATATCGTCGTCGAGCTCGCCGCTTTGATCCTTGGCGTTCTGGTGCAGGCCGTCCTTGGAGCCTAAACCCCAATTGCCGTCCTTGCCCTTTACCATATCCTTGGGGTCGCAGCCTGCGTCCTTGGCCGCCTTGTCGCACGCAGCCTTGTCTTCCGCGTCTTCGTAGCCCGCGTCCTTGGCGGCTTTGTCCATCGCCGCTTTGTCCTCGGCGGCGCCGTTCGCTTCGTCGCGCGCTTTCTTGTCAGCGGCAAGCGATACGTTCACGGCGGCCAGTACGTCTTCCATCTTGGCATCTTTTGCCATGAACGGAGCGAGGGAGGCGACGAGGGCGGAAATTTTCATATTGGTACTCGGAGTGTGACGCGCGTCACAGTTCCGGCAATACTATCTAGTTCCGCGAGGCTATGCAACTCCCGTGCCATATAAGGCACGCGGTGCGGCTAGAAATACGAGTTTAGCTTTCCTATGTCGGGCTGGTACTCGTTCATGCGCGCCGTGCCGTATTCGTACCAGTGTCCGCGCGGGTCGAGATCGCAAGCCTTGAGCATTGTCTCGCGTACCGCCGCGAGCGCATCGGCGTGCGCCGGGAATGGCCCACGCAGCAACACGTAAAACTCGCCTTTACGCGCGGTAACGTAATAATTGCCGGGACGCGGGTCGGGCGTTTGCGTGGAGTTGAAGTTCTCCACGGGGGCTACATACGCCCCAATTTTACCTGCACTTGACCGCCGAGGATTTGCGGGGTCACTTTATGCTGACTCGCGCCTGATTTTCGGTTTGCGATTTCCTCGACCATTGTCGGATTGCCGCGCCCTTCGGCTACAGCCTTTTCCAAGTCGGCGAGGGTATATGACGGGTATTTGCGGGGGACTTGTTTCATGGGTTTATTCTGCCCCGATTCGCCGCCCGATTCTGTGAACTGGCCCGCAATATCGCGAGGATGATCGGACTCAGTAAATTTTGAATCGTTCACGAACACATCCGGCCCGGCGCGGCCTTGATCGACTAGGGCGATGTGATTGCAAACCAGACCGCGCATAACACCGTCGTATTTCACGCCGTCCGCCTCACCTGATGTCATATCGACCGAGTATCGATAGCCGCAAGATAGCTCCCGCTGCGCGCCCGACTCGACGGCGCGTATTCCTTCGGCGTCCCATATGGTGAGATCGCCCACAAGGAAAGGGTGCCGGAAACGCACGTTTGACACGGTGCCCACGATGCAGAACTTTTGCGGGCTGTCCGCCGTGGACGCTATGTGCTGCATCATGAGCGGCACTCGTTCGTAAGTATGCGCCGCTGCTTCAATTTCCGCCGGATCGCGGTACAGCATGTAGATTTTATCGGGATCGAGCCCAAGCTCGGCGGCCCGCGGAATCTCGCGCCCGAGGTACGGGCAAACGTTCGCTTTGGTGAGGTTGCAGCCCTCGACAAGTAGGCGGCCGTCGACCGTCTCGGTACGCATCGATCGATCGAACGCCATTAGGCGCGCGTCAGCGGCGTCCGGTTCGAGAGTTATGTCCGAGTCGGTTTCAGGTTCAAAGGTAATGTCAAGGTCGTGCATCCTGGGCATAGTACCGCCCGGGACTAGCACGACGCAAATCAGCCGAGGCGGCGCCCTGCTCGTCGTCTGAGAATACGCTCATAGTCCTAATCTCCTATCCATTTCGTCGAGAATTTCTTGCATCTCTACTATGAGTTTTTTGGCGCGTTGCTTTTCCTCCGTCGTGAGTTGAGAGATAACGGAAATATTTAAGGCTCTTACGCACGCTGAAATGTGGGTTAGCCCATTCCTACCGGCACGACCTGAGAAACTTGGAGCGCTTCTATCTACACCATGAAAAAGTATGGCCGCTGCATCACTGTGCTTATTGCCGCCACCGTTTTTACCCAATTTAGGAGTGAACGACGCCATTATGTTGATAGAACTAGATATGCGGTCGTTCGCGATAATCTTCTCCCTGAGAGGTTTAGGCGCCGACGCGAATCGAACCGCATGCGTCGCGGTCTCAACGGGTATACCTGCCGCCTTAGCAGCCTGCGTACGTTCTGACGCCTCAGCCTGTCTTCCCACTTTTCCATAATTCGGGTGTCTGATCACACGACGTATTACGTCCCCGGAGACGCCAAAAAAATTTGCAATCGACGCAGCGGTCTCCCCTGCCGCGTGGCGCCTGCGAGCTTCAATAGCTTGTTCTTGCGTAAGTTTAGGAGGCAAAAGGTTAGCGATCCCGGTACTCCAAGCTGATTTATATGCTAACAGCAATTGTCCCATTCTTTCGAGCGTTTCCTTTTGTACACGTTTCATCGACCGTGCATACTCGGGGAATTCCTTGAGCGTTTTAGCTGCCGCCGCCAGCCCGTCGATAGGCTTTTTGTAATTCATCAGTTCCGGCAATGACTGCGCCGCTGCGATAGCGCGACTCATCGCGTTAATCTTCGCGGGTAGCAACGCCTCACGCGTCGCCTCGGGTGTTAACTCGCCGGGCATCGGTAGGAACTTGGGTGCTTTAAAAACTACATCGTTTGACATTAGGAAATCCTCACTCGGTTCTAGGTATATAGTGTCCATACCCCGCATTATACTCAAACTGACCGCGCGGTCAACGGGACGTGCGTCACGGTTTCAATAGGGCGTCAATCGCGGCCATCCAATTCATAACTTACAAGCTCTCTCATCGTCCATTTTATCAACTGCGTCTCGCATCGCCGCCAATGTCTCGACGTACAGTTGCCAGCGGCACTGAGACTTTAATACGTCCAGCCAATCGCTTACGCTAAGTGAAGTTTCCATGTGTCGCAATCTCCTATAAAAATGGCAAAATCGGTCGGTTCGTACAGCGACAATTTATAAGGAACCCCGGCTGCACGAACGCGCCTTTACCCTTTCCGTTCGCGTCCGGATCCCACATGCCGAGCGCGATTTTATACCGGCGACCGTCCGCGGCGAGATGCGTGGGCCTCGGAACTTTTCCCCCGTGGCTATGTTGCCAAAAAGCGTCCGTGATCCCTAGCTCCATCTGGCGCACTTTTTCGATTACGCCGGTCGCTTTGTTGTTCTGATCCCTTGCAATCAGTGCGGCACGCTTCTTCGTGACATCGTAATTCTTCGCGAGGTCCTGCGACAGCGAGTGCAGGTCGCCGCCCTTCATCACCGAAGTCCATACGCTCGATTGCACCGACTTAAGATACTGCGCCGGGATCGACTTAATCAGGTTGACTTGCTCGGCCGCTACGGCCTGGTACGCCGTGACGCTCGCCGGGCTCGGCTTGAACGCGACGGTAAACCCCGCCTCACGAAACGCGGCCTTCATGGCCGTTTGCGTTACAGTGAAGTTTTTACGGGCGAACTTGCGCGACAGGTCGAGCGACAGCCCGTCGAGTTTGCGCGTCCACATGTCGCCCCATTTCTTGAGCGCCCGCTTGAGCATCGTCTCAGGTCGCTTGCGCGGGGCATCGTGGGCAAGCTCGCTCGGCGCGTGAGGCGCGTACGTCTCTAGGACGGCCGTCGATACGTCGTCGTGCATCTCGTCCACGAGTGCAATTAGCTGCGCGGCGTACCATTCGCGGACGCCGCTATTCGCGTGCACCGGGCGAACCGTGACGAGTTTACGCGACCGGGGGACTGCGACTCGCACTCTCGGCCTCAAGCGCTTCCGCTTCGATATCCAATTGCAGGGCCGCCAGTGCGCGCCATGCCGCTTTAGCTAAGTGCCGCCCGCCGTCCGTATCGTATCGCGCGCCCATGGCGTGATCCATCGTGTGGCGCAGTCCGGTATTGAATTGGTCCATCGACTTACCGCGCGCCCAGTGTAGCGGCTCGCCTGGGTTGTGTTGCTCGTTCCCGATGCGCGAGACTTCGGCCACGGCAAGCAGAGCCAATGGAAAATACATAATTGCTCCGTCAAAGATCGGGAGCGACTTGCGCTGTGCGTTGTCGGTCGGCAATCCGACGCGAGGGTCCAGGCCGCCCGTGTAGTCGGCGGGGTCGCCTGTCTCTTGCGCAGTAGCGGCCGGGACTGGCGCGACGCCGCGCGCAGGCGGTTCGAGCATTTCATCCGCGCCGCAATTCAAGCATAGGCGCCAATGACAGCCGTCCGTCGTCTCGAATTTGTGCCCGTGCCGATCGCAATATCGTAGCTGGTCCTCAATGCTCATTTACTAGGCACCGATACCCATTGAGTTTTAGTAACCTTTTTAGTCGCCGTATCTGCGTACACAGGAGCGTCAAAAGTAATACCGTGGTCAGGGTGAGTCATCCAAAAATTTTGCGACGGGGGTTCAAATCCAAAGTTATTATCAGCTGCGTACTCGTCGTACCCCTTTAGCGATCCGTTGCCGCGCAAGCGGGCTGTTAGCATCCTCTTGTGAAAATGTCCAAATTCCATGACGTCATAGTCGCTGCCGACCGCCGCGTTGCGAGTGTTTTTCTTTTGCTCGCCGCGCGTGACGGGCCCAAGAGGGCCAATAATTCCGTCACCGCCTCGAAACTGATCGCCGTGCGTAAGTAGGTACCGCGTTCCATAGATGCGATAAAGGGCGTCCGAACCGTCCGGGATATAGAACGTAATACGCTTGTCGTTCTCGAAATGGGCGGCCAAAAATTGATAGAGCAACCACCCGAACGACGTGTGATTACGATCCTTACTCCAAATCTTTTTCGTGTCACGATCGTGGTTCCCTGAGACGCAAGGTAAGAACACATGCCCGAACGTATCGGCCATAAGCGTGATAGCGGCGACGAGGCATTTATAGATGTCCATCACCGTGGGCATCGTATTCAGTTCGTTCGTGGCCGCAAGTTCGTCGTGAATGTTGCCACTCACCATATCGCCGCCGAGGGGGATGACGATACCCGGGTATGACATGGACGGGTCGAGGATCTTGCAAAGCGCAATCGTCGTTTCGACCACGGTTTGCAGCCGTCGGCGGGCGATGGCGAGGTTGTAAGAGTTCACGCCGCCAATCTGCGACGAGCGCACCATTTCGCCCCAGTGCAGGTCAGACAACATGAGCTTAGGCACGCCCGGCGCCTTGGACTTCTTTGGCTCATATACCCATCGTGGGAGGTCAAGCTCTTGCGTGGCTAGCTTGGCAGTCCCGATGTATCCGCGCAGTACCTCGGCGGTGCTGGCGACCGTGAGGGCCGTCTCAAGCTCCCGGCGAAGCCCGGCAATGATTGTCGCCGGATCGTGAGAATTTTTGAAGTCTTTAAGCGTGCGCGTCATGCGATTATCCTCGGAGTTTAGCCGCTACTTTAGCATTGCCAAAGTATACGCGCTTGGTCTGTTTGCCGTGCGCGCCGGGCGCCTCGACAATGTGCGCGGCGAACTGGTCGCGGAACATAGCCAGCTGCGTGGTCGAGAGCCCCGACAGTTTCAGGAAGTCTACTTCGTATAGCCAATGCTCAGACCCTTCCTTTTCGATCGATGCGAGGGCTGTGCGGATTTTATTGGGTACGATCACGTTGGGATCGTGCGCGGCTTTGAAATCAGCCAATGTTTTAGCTTTTGCCATCTGATTACTCTCCGGTTACTGGTTTTGATTTGACCCGCGCAACTACGCGCGCGCCGCGGAAAAACGTAGGCTTGCCCGCCTCGAGGGGCGCGGCCTGCATCTCACGCACCGCACGGGCCGCCCGCTCGACAGCGCGCGTGTACGTGGGCGAATGTTCGGGCTTGAGTCTCTTATCGTCCACGGGGATTACCTGCAATTAAGGCACAAAGAATCAGGCACGTGAACGCGCCGACGAAACACACGAGATTGGCTAGAGTCATTATTTTACCATCCTTTTACGAATATACATTGCACAGACTGACCCGACCCCCGACGAGATACCGACGACGATCACGAGTGCTAGGCCGACGCCGTGGCGTGCGTAGTTAGTCACTAGAAATACGTCCCCGAGTGCCATACACATGGAAGTAGGGAGAACAAGTGCGTAGGAGTATGACTGTACATTGAGTTGTTGGAAAGCCCTTAGAAACACGTAGCTAAACGACGTGAGGGCGATTAATGCAAGTTCCATGCCGCGCAGTATTGTCCGTTACTAACCGCGCGGTCAAGTACTATCTTATTTACTTGCGGCCAGTACGTCGCGAATCAGTTCTTTCATGTACTTAGCGTCTTCGTCGTCAACCTTATTTTTCGTCAACAATTGCAACGCGGTCTTGAGCTTGTCGTCAGGTAATTTACTGAGGCGCGACATATCGTCTTCGCGGTTTTTATGATCTTTCATAAATGCATTCACGAATGGCGCCTTGCTCATTCCGCCCTGCGCGGCGCGCGGCGAATGCTCGCTGGCTTCTTTCGCGGCTTGCGGCTCGTAATGTCCGGACATCATTTTATTGACCTTCTCGGCTCCTTCTTGAGATGCCTTAACCTTCGCAGGATCGAGCTTGCCGGCAGGGCCGTTATGCCCCTCGTCATCTGGCGGCCCTGCGTAATGATATTCCTTCGTGACAACCATGGACGTTTTACTGGGGTCGTCCGGGCCGCCCGCGGTGTACTGCTTAGTGACTGCACCGCCCGCTGCGGTATGAGGGTCCGCAGCGCCTCCGCTACCCGAGCCGAACTTGCCGCCTTTGTCGCGAGGGTGCTTGTTTTCCTCAAATTTGCCGTCCATCGTGAAACTCGACATGTCGCCGTCTGGCTCGTCTCCATCATCGCTCATGTCGCCTGGTCCGGGTGTGACGCCTTCCACGGGATTACCATTCTCGTCGAGTTCCTGCGGCGGCTCGGGCGCATCGCCCGTAAGCCCGTCGTACCCGCTTGTGGGGTCCGCCTTAAGCTTGGCGCGCGCCTCGTCTGGCGAGATAACCCCGGCCGTGATGTACGCTACGTCACGGTCACCGTCAGCTTTATTCAATTCGGACTGTTCTTTAGGCGTCGGCTGGAATAGCGGCACCCACTCGTACGTTATGTCATCGTCGACCGCGCCGAACAGGTCCATCTGCACGATTTCCAGTGCCCGGTTCATGTGGTCGCCTAGCGCGTGCGCTTGCTGCGCGGCTACCCAGTCGTACCACACTTTAATCTCACCCTCGCCCGTAGCGTTCAATCCCGTAGGCGTCACGCCGAATAGCTTAATCAGCGGGATATGCGACGGCGCCGACATATGCTCTTGCGCCTGCGCTTGCAGCTTATCGAGCGTACCGAGCGTCACGTTTAGGATTTCTAATTCCTCGCTGTCCTTGTCCGTGGCGAACACGCCTTTGTTGTCGCGCATCGCCGTGAATAGCTTCAAACGCTGCACGAGGGCGCCGTCGTCTTGCAGCGTCGCGTTCATGTCCGTCTTGAGGTTGACGATCGAGAATGCGTTGATTAGGTCATTGACCGATTTCGCCGTGCGCAGCCAGCGCTGAATATACGGGAACATAAGCTGCGCCAGCGATATGCCCACGAAGTTATACGACGGCTTAAGCAAGTCCGGCAACGGCCGCGACACGACGACCATTAAGCGCGACAGATGCGTCTTGCGGCCCATGACGAACCATGATTGCGGGACGTAGAAATCGTCTTTCTCGGGACGGTCAGCGTTGTACGAGAACGGCGTGACCCAGTACGCTTCGATCGCCGTCACCGATACGAGCGAGCCTTTTTTGATCTGACTGACGAGTTGCGGCAATTGTCGCGCCTGGTCGGTCTTATCCTTATCGGCGTCCGCAAAGTTCCAATACAGGAACGCGCCGCCGAATTGGGCGTCATATAGCATCGCAGTTTGAAACCGCTCTTGCAGTTTCAATTCCTCGATACGCTCGGTTATCTGCTTGATTTTGTCAGTCTGGTCCTTGCCGCCGCCCTTGGATACGACTTTGATCCACTCGCGGGTCATTTCCGTACTCGTCACTTCGCATGGGGCGCGGAACTCGGAAATCTGTTGCAGCGTGGACAGGAACGCAAAGCCGGGAAACGTGAGCGACACTTCGCCGAAGAATGGCGATGTATTGAGAAAACTGGCACTTGTCGAGCCGCCCACGTCGTCGAGGGCCATCACGTCGCGCTCTTGCGTGCCGCTCGAATCCATGGCGAGGATATAACCTGCCGCGGGGGCTTTGGCCGGTCGCACGCCGTCGGGTAGCTCGGGCGCCTTGAACTTCGCGCGCGGCAAGTCGAGCATTGTCACGTCAGACGCGGTGCTAATCTGGCTGATCAGTTCGGAGAATGCGGCGAGCCCGAGCCGCTTGCGCGTACCGGGGATTACGGTAGTAACGGCCGTAACTGGCGCTGCACGCTTACGAAACAATGACTTGAGATAATTTAGCACGCGGGTATCCTAGGCGGTTGTACGCGCATCGTAACACTAGCCGCCCATAGCCGCTATGGTCCCGTCCGTGATATTGAGCGGGCCGCGCCGCGGGGAGAAGCACATCATGCAACTATCGGCAAGGTTCGGCGAACGCGCCCCTTCGGGCGTCTTATCGACGACGAGCTTCCCCGTGGTCATGTACTTCCATTTCGGTTGTGACAACTCGTCGCGCAACGTCGCAAGCTCAGGGCATTTCGGGTCGATGCTCAGGACGAGCGCTGGGTCGAATTCCTCGCCGCGGTGCGCCTTGAGCGATTCACCGAACATCGTGGCCAAGTGCCACCAGGCTTGTGCCTTGTAATTTTGGAACATGAATTTGTTTTTAATATCACTGCGTGCCGCTTTTTTCTCAGGCCACAACACCGCGCCGGACCCCCGGAACGCCGCGACGCGCACCGTGCTAAACGATCGAGGGTCTTTCTCTCTGCGTATCTCACCCATCACGCGCACATCGCCCCGCACGTTTGCGCCCATGCCATCCGCGTCGTACATCATTTCCTTGCCGCCGCGTTGCTCCACGAGGGCCACGGCACGGGATACCGACTCTGCAAGATCCATGCCAGTTCCGGACCACGACTGCATAAAGTCGAGGATATTGCCGCTCCGCGAGCCGAGCGCGCATTTGTCGCGCCCCTGGTCCGCAATATCGAAAGCGCTGTGCCTAGGCCCGCTAAAGTCAATGTCCGGCCGCCGCAAGTGCAGTCCTATGGCCGCGTCGACCATTTCCGACGAAATAATGATACCGTCGACAAGGGCGTTAAAGTCGCACAGATATTCCTGATTCCAGATCTTCGGGTCGATCGTCTTTTGCTTCGCGGCGGCCCATTCGTCGTCCTTGCGTGGGTCGTCGCGCCATGAGAAATCGAACCGCTGCGCCGGGTCGATCGAGCGCGCAAGGATAGCGAAAGGGTTAGCCGTGCCGTTCACCGACGATACGTCAATGCGGCAATCCGCGGCGGCCACGAGGTTAGCGTCGACCTTCTCAGGGTGTTCCAAATGCGCCGACTCATCGATAAACCACACGGATTTACGGCCGCCGCGCCCGATAGTATCGCCGCACGCGCCGATGATGCTCGATCCGGTGGCCGGGAATAAGATCCGCATGTCCGACGAGTCGCGCTTTATGTCCCATCCGCCTTTGAACTCGGGCGGCAGGTACTCAAGGAACATGCGGATTTTGAAAAATATAGAGTCGGGGTCGCCGCCGTTATCAACCTTGTCTTTGATCGCCGAGCCGAAGCCGACCAGGAACTGTGATGTAAACAGGCATTTCGTCGCGGCCCAAGCGGCGCACAGCCACGAAGCCCCGACATCTCGGCTCTTAACCATAACGCCCGGCGCCTTGCTCGGGTCGGTCTGTGCGTAGCGCTCGTCGATCCAATGCACGGCCTCGACCTGACGGGGAAACAGCAAGAACGGCATAAGAGGAGAGCGGCCCTTAACGCGCGGGTCGACTGTGACTGACCAATCGTCAATGAATTCCGCCGCATTGCGCGCGTAGTGCATTTTGACGAGCGCAAGTAGCTTAGGATCAGCGCGCAGCTTGGCGAGCCGGGAGGCACGCTTGCGGTACACGTCCGCGTAATCGGGGTCGCGCCAGTTAAACTGTGACATAGTTCACATACTACCCGAATAGTCGCGCGCCGCATAGTGGACCGAGCGGTCAGTTTCGTTTAGTATCGCTACAGGTTAAACGAAATAGCACTAAAAGCCTTGAACACTTTGGAGGATTTGAAATGACACCCGGTACACTCGCATATCATAACGACCCGAAAATCCGCGACAAATACTTGCGCCGCGTCCGCGCCCACATGGAGGCCGATCAGATTATCCAAGGTTACGGATACTGGAAAGACGGAAAGGGCTGCGCGGTCGGTTGCACGTTGCACGGCGACACACACGCTGATTACGAAACGGAACTTGGCATACCGGCCGAACTCGCGCATTTAGAGGATCACTTTTTCGAGCATCTGCCGACTGATGTCGCGCGTGAATGGCCGAAACGTTTCCTCACGGCGATCAAAGTCGGCGCCGACCTGTCGCGCGTTTACGATTTTTGGAGCGCCTGGAATTTGATTGATCCTGTCGACGGCGTTATTACGCTCGTGTCTGACAAATTCCCTGAAATACAGCGCATCGTGCGCGAAGTGGGCGAAGCGCGCCTTTCGGGGAATCGCGTAAACGCGGCGGCGGCGTGGGCGACGGAGTCGGCGCGGGCGGCGGCGGACTCGGCGTGGGCGGCGGCGTGGGCGGCGGCGGCG